AGTTTTAGAATTGTCTTCTCAAGATATTCTTGATAATCTCGTATTGAGGCATCTTGATTGAGCATCTTACCATTCTGATAGATCTCAAAGAAGTTCTTTTTGATACCTCTTCTTATGATGTATTCTTTCGTACCGATAGTAAAATTGACTTCAACCTCAGTGCCACCTTGATTTATAGAATTGACAAGTTGGTTCTTGTTTACACTCCTAAATGGTTTACCAAACAGGACGAAAGTAAGTGCATCCAATATGGTTGACTTACCAGCTCCATTGTCTCCAATGATGAGTGTAGATTTTGATTTATTGAGTTTGACTTCTGTAAATACGTTGCCGGTTGAAAGAAAGTTTTTCCACTTGATTGATTTAAATTGTATCACTTATATTCTGTTAAAAATTGAGGTTTATTTTCATGTTCAAATTTATACTCTGCAGTTGTTAAACCATCTTTGATTAAAGAATGAACCATAACATTAAAAGTAATATCTCTTTCATGAGCTTGTTTGGCCACTCTTAAAAAAAGATCATCACTAATATCTATTTCAAATGTTTCATATTTTTCTTCTCCAATTTTAACTGATTGTGGCCATTCTTTACTAGTTCTCATGGAATCAACTATTTGTTGACTCCTTTTTGCATCTTCTAATTTTCTTTCTTGTCTCCGCATTTCATCCCTGTTATAGTCTGCCATCAGATAGTCTCCATAGTTAGACTCTCGTTATATAATGATTTCATAAGAGAGTCCAGTTCTTTTTTATTGTCTATTTCTAACGATTGAACATATTTAGAAAGGATAGTTATTGTATCCTCTGCTTCATCTATAATATCATCACCCTCTAAATCCTCTAGGTCAAAGTTTTCTGCAACTGAAATATCGGCCACATTTGCTTTATACAATTTGTCCATCAGAGTATCAAACCAAAAATGGTTCTTACGATTTACCACTACAATTTTTACATAACACCCCTCATACTGCGAGTAATCTTCTGATTGAATTTGTTCAAGTGTGTTTTTTTCATCATCATAATAAATTTTATGAAACATCTCATAAGGATTCAAGATAAACTCTAGTTCTCTAGTTTCAGTATCAAAGATATGAAACCCTCTTGGGTCTTTATAATCTGACCATGTTATTTGATATGGATTGCCTAGATAATACACATTACCATTGTCAGATTTGTGATGAAAATGGCCACTGAATGCATACTCAAACTTCTCAAATACCTTTGGTGACAACCCTTCATGATTGATAGCACCAAGATGCATTTCAAATCCTTGTACTTCAAGATGACCAAACAAAATTTGTGCATCTGTCTTTGCTATTGCATCCAAAGACTGTTGTTTATTCTCTGGACATATCCAAGGTTGAAAGAATACTTTTGTTCCATCAAACATAACCTCAGTAGGATCATGATATACTTTTACCATGCCACCACCATCACCTTCACCACCACTGGACATCATTCTAAGACAATCCATACTGTTTACCTCATTCGTATTTTTGAAAAAGGTATCATGATTTCCTATTATTACATGAAGGTTGATATACCGATCCCAGCATGTATCAAAAAATATTTCTCTCATCTGGTAAAGGGTTTTATAGTTTATAAACTTTCGTCTATCTACTATGTCACCCATGTGCACGACTGTATTAATATCTCTTTCTATTAGGGTAGAAAAAAATATGTCTTCATAGAATTTTCTAAAGTAATCTGCAAAAAATTGAGAATCATTTCTGGCTCCCCAATGTGTATCTGTGATTATGGCTATTTTCATATTCCCATGAATAGTTCAAGTGATGTTGATTTCTTAGTTGTGGCTACTTTCTTTTTCTTTTTGGCTTCTTCAAAGTTAGATATAAAGTCATACATATTCACTTTTTGATCATTGGTCATTGTTTCATACACATAATTTTGGGTATCATCAGCTGATACTTCTACGTTGTCTCCAAGAGATGAATTACTATCCATCGTTTTGTATTTGATATATAGTTGTTTCTTTTCTTTCTGGATTCTGCGGATAAATGCATAGTAGATAATTTGAGTAAAATATGCAAATGGATTCTTTGATTTTTCAGGATTGAAATTATTCATATACTGGACACAATTTTCAATACCATCAGAGATCATATCTTCTCTAAATGCATAATTTATAAAGTTGGGTCTAAAGGATAGTCTTTGTGCAATCTTTAGAAAACACTCTCCAATGTAGTCTGGACATGGTGGTAATTCTATTCCATTTTCTTTAGCAGTTTTTCGTTCATTTTGATACTCAGTCATTTCCAACAAGAAGCGTTGGTTGTCTACATAATGTTCCGCCATGTGAGTCCTTTTCTAAAGTTATAGTAATATTATACCATGAGAACTGTGTCGTGTCAACCACTTGACAAAGCACTTGACAAATGATATAATACTGGTGTAGGGGTTAAATAAACATTACTTATGTCTTCAACTGTATGTGATATGTGGCTAGGGGAAATCTTTCTTCCTTATAAATCCTTACCCTTTCTTCATAATGCTCCAGAGTATAATTTTTCTTTTCCTTATGTTTCAAATCATCTGCCACATCATAGAGTGTTGCCATTTTTTTGAAATTTGATTTTCGGAGCCCTCTTCCTATCGACTGTAAATTTCTTATACGAGATTTAGAAGGACTAGCAAACACGATGTTAGAAAGATTCCTAATATTGACGCCAACGCTAAATACACCATAACTGGCCACGATGATTGCATCTCGTTCAGACTCAACAGTGTGTCGAATGCTTTCCCTAGTATCGGTATCTGTCCCTCCATGTACGAAGAAGATTTTTCTTTTTCCATCTGTATTCTCCCGAATCATGTCATAAAGTAACTGTCCATGTTTTTCTACGAAACGAAAGAGAAGAAGGGAATTACCCTTCATCCCTAGTGTGAGATTTACTATGTACTTATTTCTTGCCTCTGATGCTATTAAATATTCTAATTCCTCTTGATAACTAATATTCTTTAAATTAAAACAAATCGAATCTGGATGTTTTAAGACTAGTGCATTAATCTGAAAAGGTGAAAGATGTTTTTGGTCAATAAGAGTCTTTGTAGATGTGACCTTATACACCTTACCAAATAGACCTTCTAATACTAGTTTATGTGTTTGTGTTCCATCCAGAGTTCCAGTTGTGCCAATTCGATATTTTGCATTAATACATTTGGTCATTATTGATGTAAGAGATTTGGATTTGAAACCATGGGCTTCATCACCTATCACAAGTTCATATTGTTCAAAATACTTCTGTTGCATTTTATAAATTGACTGCCATGTTGAAATGACTACGGGCAAATCTGAACCCTTGTCTCTTCCAGCAAAAACTGTATGACAATTATTTGCTACATCCCATCCGTACTCTCTAAAATCATTGTACATCTGTGAAACCAATGATGTCGTTGGTACAAGTATGAGAGTCTTCAGTTTTAAGTATCGTACTAATATGTATATAATGAGAGATTTACCCGATGCCGTAGGTGACAATAAAAGTGATCTGTGATTAGAAAGAGCGTGATTTACTGCATCTAATTGATAATCTCTTGGTTTTACGACTTCTGGTAGTCTTGGTAAATCTTCTGGTTGTAGTTCAATTTTATCAAGTTTAAAATCTGAATTAAATTTTACAGTATATTCTCTCAAATATAGAAATTTACAGAGATGAGGTAACAGACCACCATACAACAATCGGTTCATTACATTGAAGAGTCTTATCTTCCCATCCCACAATCTTTTACGAAATGCAGGAACAAATGCATGGCCAGGAACCAAAAATGTAAAGTGATCTGATATTTCCTGTGCAACTGAATGCTCAGATTCTATCTTGACATAGACCTCATTTACTTTGGTTATTTCTACATCATGAGATCCCATCCTTATACTTTATCCAATCTATAGCACTCTTGATCTGAAATCCACGATTCATCACCATCTTTATGATAGCATCCAAATAATGTATTTTCTCTTCCATGAGTACGATGTTTCTCTTAATCTTGATAATGTCCTCATCAGCCTCAAGATATTTTGTTATTTCAGTCTTGATAAGTCTGGTTAAGAATTGTTCCCAACCTAACTTCTCAAGTTCTTCTTCAGTCAAATTTCCGGCATAATAATCCGTCTTGAGTCTAGTCAGTTTGGTTAGTTCAAACTGTAAACCCTTGAGTCTTATGCGTTCGTCTATGTAGATTTTTAGATACTTATCATGTATCTGTGGGATTCTTACAGATTCTATTCCTAGATCTGCAATATCTATATCACGATCCCTATTCCAAAGTTCTTGAATTTCTTCAAGTTTCAAATCACCTCCTATGCATTACGATTTATGGGAGCTCCTTGATAAGATTTTTCATTGTTCAATAGATTTTGAACTTGGTAAATGTCATATCTAAAGGAAACATCAGCGGTCACATATTCAACATCGGTCAAACTACTGTCAAATTGAATTGCAGATAGATTGATTGGAAAACACTCTTGAAATTTAAAGTTCATTTGAGCATTCATGTTACTGGTCAATACTGTCAATACAGCATCGGTTTTCAATTCCATGTTTTGTTTCAGTAGTTGTCTTTCCTTCTGTAACTCAGGAGTTGGAAACCCAAGAGCAGTTATCCAATCAAATATAGATAACCAGTTCTTCATGTTTTCATCAACTACAAAACGAATTGTCAACTCTTCATAGGATACATTATCTCCTGGCTCTTCAATATCTTTGAGGGGTAGTGCTATTGGAATAGTACTTAGAGATATGCCTGGGATATTGGCAGACTGACAAAAGTAGTTCACCTCTGGAAAATTTTGCAGAGAAAATTTAAATCCAATAGGAGATAGGTAACTAAAATTGTCTGGTAAGTTTTGAAGTGCTGACATAGTATCCTTTCTAGTATATTTAGTAAGGATCAAAAACAAAAAAGGGGAAGCCAGTTTCCCGACTTCCCCTTCTTTTAACGATCCCTTGGTGTAGCGAAACCCAAGAGAATTGATTACATCAGATTGTCAACTCTGACCATTCTGTAGTAAGCATTTGTTCCTGTTGCAATTGCACCAGTGAATGGATCAAGTGAACTATTACTGAATGGGTTTGCAATCATTCCGTAACGTGTCTTGAAACCAATCTTAGGCTGGAAGGAATTCTCACCAACCGCACGAACCATTTGCAATGGAACGTATGGGCAGTAGAAAAGACCT